GTCACCAAACGTCTATCGCGCGACGCCTGCTTCACCAGCTTTGCATGAATCTTTTGCAAATTTCTGATGTCAAGACCCGCATTCCTCAATCGCTTTTCAAGAATGCGACCAAGGCCCGCAGTATAAAACGATCCCAGTAACGTATCTGGCATCATACCGCGGAAGGCTTTAAAACTCTTAGGGACGAGCGAGTACTGAAGGGCGGGGACGACTTTGCCGATTTGGCATACTGAGAATGCATCACTGCATTCCAGACCCCCTCTGAGTGCGCGTTCGGTCAGCGCTTCACGAAGAAGAAAATCATCATCCAGACACCTGTCAAAGAACAACAGGTGCTCCGCACTGCCTGTTAAAGGACTTGACTGAATTTTCACGTCGAGGTAGGCATCCCGATAAGGAGTGCCCAAACAGGCTCGTTTTCCAAAGCGGCACGATTTCATGTGCTCCTGCTCATCGTAAGTACCCAGAATTCCGGTTACTATACGGCGGGCTCGTTGCAACACCTTTTGTACGACGGGTGTCACATTGAGTGATTTTGCACAACGAATCTGGGTTGCTTCGAATTTCTCCTTAGCTTCCCGAATCAACGTCGCATCATCATACACATCGTGCTCGCAGCGATACCTCTTATAAAGGTTTTCCAACTGGTACATCCGCTTGAATAAGCCGGGTGAAACAGTCGTGCGTGACGGCCATTTGTACTCACGCAAACCCCTGATGCCAGACTGTTTAAAAGCTTGTGTTGCTCCCTGGCACAGGCAAGAGCCGTAGGTATCAGAAAAATCTTCAGCTAGACGCAGCCATATTCTTTCCATGACTGCATCAGTTTCAACGCCTACTTTCGTAGCATTTCCCATGGTTTGTTCTCCAATGGTAAGTGTTGTGATTTTAGGCTAGGCTGCCTGACGTACGAAACGCCAAGGTAGCTGCCTGTGTCAACATTTGGCCAAGCATAAAGCAGATGTTGGTACCCACGGTGGCTGCACTGGTAGGATCCAGTTCCAGCTCAACGCGTCCCAAGTCATACTTCATCTTACCATTTGCATCAACTCCAGGCTCCACATAAATCATTGTGCACTTGCCCTTGGTCCATGAACCATCGGATTTCTGGGTAGGCGGCCTGTACTTAAACGTGCAATTTTCACGCGTAAGAAAGTCGGTGTTTGCGGCATTAGAAACATGCACACCATTAGCGACTTGTACGCCATCCTCTGTGAAGGTCATATCAGACCCTCCTACAACCGTCATTGAGGTTGCAGCATCTTTGAGTACCATGCCCTTAATGGCCATTGGCAATTCTCCTTAGGGGTTTCGTTATTCCACCCCATATTAATGATAATGCGTCCAGTGTCCTCTTTAAGTTCAGAGGATTGGGGTTATATGCCGGTAACACCGGCACAGAAGATCCTATCCGTCTTTCCAGCATGGAGCTATCCCAACAAACAATGTTAGGAAGAACCTCATAGCGCCCGTCAATACCACCTGGGTGATTCAATTGACTGCAGTAACTCCGGATTTTAACCGTGATTTTCTGCGATGTACAATTACCCAGAAGACGTACGTTTGTGTCCGGCATCAATGCCCGCAACCACGTACCGACAGAAAAGAACCAATCAACCACAAAGCTGAGTCGGACAAGCTCCCAACCAATGGAAGGGAACTGTGAGGGGTGGAATCCGAATAATCGCAGTCTATATAGTGCCTCAGCTTCAAGAAGCTTCTGGTAATATATATGCGACGTGGATTTAATCTCCACCTCTTTAACCCACTCAACTCTACCCGTGAAGTACCCATACAAGTTTGCGGCAACAGCTGCAACTTGAACGGTCTCCGTACGGGCCCCCGCTTTCTTCCGCGACATGACCTGCACTTGCTCGAATTTTAGATGATACGCATCTATGATTGCCTGAATATCACTTATTAACGGTAAAATCCCGTATCGATAAGTTAACCAGGCACCAGTCAATGCGTCAAGAAAAGAAATACTCTTGTTCATCTTTGTCCAAGCATGTTTGTACATTCCACTCATCGCATCAGTTAGCGATCTAAAAGGACTGTTAAGCATGTCAAGTGTTTCCTTGAGTTCGCCTAACATGACACCCAGCTCGATCTCCGCATCCTTAAGCTTAGCTTTGGCTTTGCTATAGGACAGGTTCTCCAAATTGACGTTCCACGTTCCCCAGTCGTAGTAAGCACTACTTCCAAGGTTCAGGACGCCAATCGGATCTCCGGTCAGTCGATATCTGTATGTGGTGCCATACTTTCCGCTCACAGCGAAAACGCCTGTGCGCGTACCAAGACCCGTCTTTATAATACACGGGTTGGCACGAAACGATCCGGGTTGGAACTTCCCGGACCGCTCACTATAGACACTCTTATGCGAGCCAACGCGAGGAGCCGTATAAGCGATGCTTTGATTGATAGCCCAAGAATCTGGGCTAGTCATCGGCGCACGCTCGGACGTCATCCTACACGGTTGGCTAAGAGTATCAGTGATGCGGGTGTCCATAACCATTCTTACCTCCACATTATTCCGTGGATGGCAGAACAGTTTAAAGGATTTGGGCAGTTAACTTATCCAAGGTTAACCGTGCATACACACTGCTGGATACAGCATGCAATCAGTGCTCCAGACTCCACCACAAGCAGTGGATCACGAAACACCTTGTAGCTTATGCTACACAGAAGACCAAGTAAGAATAGCTCATTTCCTGCTATTCCGACCCGATCAGCCCCAAGAGGGTTGATCCCAGTGCGCTTCGG